TAGTGCTGCTTGGTAGGTTCGGGCCAGGGCATCGGTCTGGACCTGCGCCTGGGTGTCGCGCTGGGCCTGCTGGGCCATGGCGGTGATCGTCTCAGCGGATTGCTCGACGGCGGCCTGCAGGTCGTTACGCTGGGCGGTCACGTGATCGAGGCGCCAGAACACCAGAGCGGCTACCAGCGCGACGATCAGCCAGGGTTTCCAGTTCATGACAAATCAGGAGAATGGATCGGCGGGCTTGGCGATCGAACGCACGAACCACATGAAACCCTGCTGCAAGTTCGTTTTGGCCAGGGCAAGCAGTCGCGGATCGACGCCATCGATCTCGCCGATCTGCTTGAACAGCCGCCCTGCGTCCTGCTCCAAGGCCTTGATCGAGTTCATACCATCAATCTCGGATTGGCTCAGGTCACGGTAGCCGGTGATTTTCTTGTGCTGATTGTCCATTGGTTGATACCTCTCAGTTAAGGGCGGCACGCGCCCATTCGAGCCGGGCGTTGCGATCCTCGGCCCCGGTAAACGATCCGTTTATGCGGAGGGTGATCTTCTCGAAACGGCCCTGGTCGGCCAGATCGTTTAAACCGCGCGACTGCCAGAACCAACCCGCTGCGATGGCTGCCCAGGTCCGTTGCTCCAGCAGTTCCGGCTGCGCCACCAGCGGCAGCGCTAGGGCGCGTGCAGCTTCGGCGTAGTTGTCGTGGCCGGTGATCATGATCAGGCCACGACCACGGTATCGATGCCCATCGCCCGTATCCGGCGACCCATTGCCCATCCTGTTGGCATAGACGCGGTTCGCGATGCGCTCTGGCTGGCGGGCGTACTGCTTCGCCTCGGTCGGCGTGAACCGCTTCGGCCAGGTCTTGAGCAGACCCTCGGCGGAGTAGTTCAGGTTCTCGACCAATCGGCGCAGACTCTGGCTTTCGTGCCCGACCTGGGCGAGAAACATCGCCACACGCTCGGGCGAGTTGATCTCGAACCGGGCCATGGCGCCGTTGATGTGTTCAACCCAAGTCGAGGCAGTAGCAGCACCGCACCCGGTAGCGCGGTCGAGTTGGTCAGCGGTGATCTTCATTCGCCAGCCCCCCGGCGCGGAAACTTCCAGTCGGCGATCCGATCAGCGAACTCGGCGATCTTCTTCACCCCTAGGAAACCGGTGAACACCCCAGCAGCGGTAGCCATGTTCTGTGGCAGGCCGAACCACTCAAGGACCGGAATCAGGCCCAAGGTAATCAAGGTGCAGAGCGTTGCCTCGAGCAGCGCCTGGCGCCGCGTTCCACCGCCGTAGATCACCCGGGTCAGCGCGACCACAAAGGACAGGCCGGCGGCGTACAGCTGCGGATAGTGCGCAGACAGCCACGCAAGCAGCGCAGCCCAAGTTTCAGGGCGTTCTGGCATTTTCATAGTCTCTGCCCCTCGCAGGGGTTCTAAAACGACGAAGCCCGCTCAATGGCGGGCTTTCGTTCGTCGGGTGGGTTCCGGGGCGGATCAGGCGTGAAACAGCTGCAACTGCCCTTCGCGCTCGACCTCGATGATCTTCTGTTCGATGACGGGTGCCTTGATCTGCCATCGACGCAGGGTCTTGCCGGCCAGGCTGGCAATTCCTTTCTCTTGTCGGTACTCCGCCATCAGCTCGTTGCGCATGGTGTTGAAGTCCATTGAGCGTTTGAACAACTGCTCGGCCATCCAGTTGAAGGCATGGATGAAAGCTTCTTTCCAGGCAGCTGCGGCTTTACCCCTAAAGCCCATCACAAGGAACATGAAGCCGTCCTTGGTCATGTCGAAGCTTCGACTCTTGATCGGTTCTCCGCCGCTCGGATTTTCCCGCCACATGACCGTCTCCTCAAAATTGAGGAGACGGAAACCAGCCGAGCAATCCAAGTTGTCGATAGCCCGAAGGACGTTGTCGTGCCGCTTTCCGAAGCGTTCGGCCACCTTCAGCGATGTCGTTACGACCTGGCCGTCATTGACCATTACCAGGTCACGCAGGCTGGCCTCATCAAGATCAATTTCACTCATCTGATCCACTCCACTCACCTGGAAAAAGGAGCGCAGCGGGGCGGATGGATGAGCGGACATCCGCCGTTCGGCTGTACGGGCCTAGCTGCGTGTTGGCTTGCCTTGCGGCGGAAACGAAAAAGCCCAGCTCGAAGGCTGGGCTCTGAAATAGGTGCAGGTGGATAGGGGCCACTACCCCGTGCGCATCCTGCGCTCCACCTGCATTGATTGGATATCGCAAAGGGTGAAGGCCTTGCGGGTCGGTAACCCGTCACTTTGCTTACAGCCCGATGTGGCAGGCGAGACTGCCGTCTACCGAGTTTCGACCTTCAAATGAAAAAGCCCGGAGCGGGGGCAACCGGGCTTCCCGTCCATCTCGCTGAAAGCCAAGGAAGGAAAGCATCGAGTTAGACGGGGGACTGATGATGCCGCGCAAAACCCGGCGGCGCAATAAAAAACCCGGCACCAGGGCCGGGTTTCGGAGTCGATCTAGCTTAGCGCGCACGTATCAACAGATGTGGTTACGTTACGCTCAGTCGATCACATTCGTCAAGCCGCATCGAGCAACTTCTCGCGGTCAAGGATCTCGGTTACATGCACCAACGCCTCTTCCTCGAAACGATCAAGCTGTTTCCGAATATCCCTGCGCCAGCGGTTTCGAGTTGAGTCCGGTCGCGCGTCCTCATCCCAGTTGTTCATGTCGTACCACTTCTTGGGGAGCATCGGGATAGCGGTTGATCGCTTTCCGTCCTTGCCCTTCATCATCGGGATAGCCCAGGTCGCTACAGCACGCTCCAGAAACCGAGAAGGCGCAGGCGAATGCACCCTGCTCGCCAGTCGCTCGATGGCCTGCCCACGCCGATCAAAGTGCGTCGAGTAGCGAGCGTGCAGCACGTCCCACTCGGCCGGCGAAAGCTCCCGGTGCAGTAGGGCGTGCAGGATGCAATCGAACTCGAACTGGTCCTGGGCAGAAAGCAGAGCCCGAAAGCCGCCGTCGACCTTTCGGTCAATAAGCCTCTGCCAGCTCTGCTTCGCCGTGTTGTCGATGGCATCGGCCGCCAGGACGCGAACGATCGCAGGCATCACATCGCGGTAGACCCCAGTCATGCGGCCCCCTTCGGCGTGCCTTTCAGGCCAAACAGATCGCGCAGCAGCGTTTCCGCAGCGGCGCCCTTCGCATTGCCGTCCTGCAGCCACAGCCGGCCGTAGTCGTGAAAACCCAGAGTGCCGCGGTCACCGTGCCAGTTGGCGATCATGACCAGCAGCGCAGCCAAGGCAGCAGCACCGCCCACCTTGACCTGCGCCAGCTCCTGGCCGGCCACCTTGAGAAACTCCCGCTCCAGCCTGGTCATGACCTTGCGGGGTGCCATCGGTTGTACGTTACTCATCGGGTACCTCGCGCAGAGCTGACGCTCCAGTCGTTCAGGCAAAACATGGTCAGCGAACCGCCGAAACATGCGCCTGTGTCCAGATAGAACACGTTCCCCAGCCTGGTAAGCCTGTTGTGCGGTGTGTGCCCAACCAGTACTGCGGCAACGCCCTCGACAGGAGTGGAGTCCTCGTTCGCTGCCCTGGACCTTGCCCACAGAGCGGCGGTGACGTGCGCTTTCTCTCCGGCCCCCACGCCGGCGCAAAACGCCTGCCAACTCTTCGCCTGGCACTCAGCATGAACGATCCCGACGGCGCCAGCGGCGGTCTCCACCTCGATGGCCAGCGGCAAGTCGTCGAACAACTCGGCGTAGCCCCGCTGCTCTGTCTCCGGCAAGCCAAGCAGCCACGCGCCCCCATTGGCGACATGGAGCCAGTCGTCGCCGCCATGCTTGTAGGTGTCGACGACCATCTGCTCATGATTCCCTCTGACCGCGTGGAACCAGGGCTGGCTTAGCCATTCTTGGACCAGGTCCGACCCCGGCCCGCGGTCCACCAGGTCACCAACGCTGAACAGTCGATCAACCGCCTTGTCGAAGCCGGCCTGCGCCAGCAACGCCTCCAGCAGATCGAAGCAGCCATGCACGTCGCCAACGCAGAAGTCACGCCCAGCGGTGTTGCGCTCAAAGCGCTGAACCAGTGTCACTGTATACCCTCCATCCGCTGCCTGGCTTTCTCCGCACAGGCTTGAAACACCTCTATCCCCACATGCTCACGCAAGGCCTCGATCAGCAACCGGTTGGCCAAGTCGTTGTGGGCCCGGCGACTGTCCTTGCGCAGCTTCGCGATATGGTTCTGGAGACGGACCTTGTCTCGGTTCATCCAGCGGAGCGCGGTGCTTGCCCGGCTGTACCAGATCTCGTCAACGCTGCGCCCCGTCGCCTTCTGCTCAGCCTTGGCCGCCTCAATCTGGCTGCGACAACTGATGCAGGACGCGCTCAAGCGCTCCATCAACTCTTCGCACTCCTCCAGTGTGTTCGGGAGGGTGATCGGGAATTTGTGTTCGGTATTCACGCTGTTTTCCCCTTGCCGTACTGACGGCCCTTGTAGGGTCTGGCCATTTCGACTTCTTCCTCGCTGGGCTGATAGCCGCCGATGATCTCCACGAAGCGGTGGTACTGGCCCTGGTGCTGAACGTGCGCCACACCCACCTGCCCGTGCCGGTTCTTGTCGACGATCAGTTCGGTAATGCCAGCCTTGCCGGCGTCGCTTTCCTGGTCCCTGTGGACCAGCACCACCACGTCCGCATCGGCCTCGATCTGCCCGGAGTCACGCAGGTCGCTCTTGGTCGGACGCTTGTTGCCCCGCGCCTTCGGCCCACGGTTGAGCTGCGCCAGCACCACCACAGGTACGCCGAGTTCCTTGGCCAGTCGTTTCAGCCCCTTGCTGATCTCGGTCACCACGTCGTAGCGGCTCGCGTTCCGCTGCTCGCCCTTGATCAGGCCGATGTAGTCGACGGCAACCATCCCCAGGCCATGCTCGCGCTTCACCGTCCGGCAGATCTGGCGGATGTCCCTGAGCGTCAGCGAGGCGTCGTCGCAGAGGATCAGCGGGGCATGGTTGAGCTTGTTCACCGCGCCAGTCAGGCCCGGCCAGTCTGAGTCGGCCATCGAGTGGCCTTCGGCGATGTGCTTGAGCGGAACGCTGCCCACCGATGACAGCACGCGGTTGGCCAACTCGACATCGGTCATCTCCAGGCTGAACACCAGCGCCGGCTCGTTACACGCCAACGCCACCCGCTCGGCGAACCCAAGGCCAAGCGTGGTCTTGCCGCTGCCCGGCTCGCCGGCCACAACCACCATGTGGCCGGGACAGATGCCCGGAATGAAGGCGTCCAACGAGGGCAGGCCGGTGTCGTACCCCAGCTTCACCTCACGGTTGAAGCGTCTGTCGATGCCGTCGATGGCCTCGGGCAGCACCTCTCCGATGAAGCGGTACCGGCGCCGGGAATCAAGCCCCTCGGCCTCGAGGGCAACCCACGCCTGCTGGCCCTGACTCAGCACCTCGTCCAGCGGTTCGCCGTCCTGCAAGCGTTGGCTCATGACCTCGGCCGCGGCGATCACCCGGCGCGCCACCGACCGCTGCTTGATGATCCGGGCGTACTCATCGGCGTTCGCGGCGCTTGGGGTGTTCTTCACCAGGTGGGCGGCGACCTGCAGGGTGCTCTGCCCGTCCGCCAGTTGAGCCCGCGCCTCGTAGAGGGTCACGATGTCGACCGCGATGCCTTTCGCCTGGCAGGCCAGCAGCAGCTCGAACAGTTCCGCGCAAGCGGGGTGGTGGAAGTCCGAAACCTCCAGCTTGGCGCCCATGTCCTCGATCAGGTCGCCCCTCTGGATCATGGCGCCGATCACCGCATACTCGGCTTCGTGGCTGTAGAGCTTCGACTCTGGCACCTCGTAGCCCATCACCGGGACATCCTGCATCTCGAGGTATCCGGTCATACCGAACCTCGCACGGATTTCCAGCGCAACAGCACCACTTCGCCGTTAGCGTCGCAGAGGCGATCAATCACGCGATCCCCGATGAATCGCCGGATATCGACCAGGCTCAGGTTGCTGATCAGGATGGTCGGAAGCAGGCGCTCGTAGCGGCCATTGACGACCTGGAACAGTACCTGGCGCTCGAAGTCGGTGCCGTGCTGGGCACCTACCTCGTCGATCACTAACAGGTCCGGAGCGTGCAGACTCTCGTAGACCTCGGACTCGCTCTTACCCTTCCGCCCAAACGTGTCCTTCACGCCCAGGATCAGGTCGGGTGCGGTGATGTAGCGCGCCGTCGCGCCAGCCAGACCTTCGGTGCGGAGCACCTGCTGGATGATCGCGCAGGCAAGGTGTGTCTTCCCGGTTCCCATGGTGCCCAGCAGCATCAGCGAGCGACCAACCTTCCAGTTCGAGGCGAAGTCATCTGCGTAAGCCTTGCAGCGAGCCAGGACTGGCGACTGCTGGTCCGGTGCGAAGTCGGTGCGGTAGTTATCCAGGGTCGCCAGTCGGAAGCGCGGCGGTATCTGGCTCTCCAGCAACGCGGCGTTGACCATCCGGGCATCACGCGCAGCCTGAGCCTTGGAGCGAACCTCCGGGTCGGATGATTGGCGAGCTTCGAACTCGCAGCGCCCGCATCCAGTCCAGACGAACCCGCCGTCGAACTGCTCCTGCTGCTTGCTCTCGAAGCCGCCGTGAACGGGGCAGGTCTCGTCCCTGGTTTTCACTTGGTTTTTGGTCATGGTCATGGTCTCGCAATTCGGTAGGTGCCGTCGGCCTGGCGCTCCAGGCCCTCTTCGTGGTTGGTCTGGTCGAGGCCCAGATGAGGCGAAGCAGGAGGAGGTCCAGCGCGCTGCGCGCCGAACGGAGGCCGCTGGTTTCGCACCCAGTTGCGCCAGGCCGCGAACCAGTCGAGCTTCGTCGCGTTCTTCCCGGTTGCGGATCGCCAGTGATCACCGAAGCTCTCACCGACCTTGCGCAGACCGGCCTCACCGAACTCAGGACGCTCGGCCAACGCCCAAGCCAACCAGTCATCCGGCAGGGTCCAGTCCTCCGGCAAGCGGGAGCCTCGCTTAGGCCTGACGGCTGGAGGGGGCTGCTCGGACTCTGGTGTTGGGCGCTGCTCCTGCGGCGCCAGCTCTTGATCTTTTCTCTGTCCCTGTCCCTGTCCCTGTCCCTTGCGATCCTCAGTGGATTGCTCGCTCGATACTTCGGGGATGCTTGAAGGACTCGCCGTGCATTCCTCTTTCTGTGCATCAGGGATCGGAGAATGATCGATGGTGGAAGACGGGTTAAGCTCGCGCAGCAGACGGGCCGCCTCGCTTATCTTGTCCTCCAGCACCTTGGCGTCGAACGGCAGTTTCCACCGCTTGGCATTCCCCTTGCCGCCGCGCAGCCTGGCATGCAACTTCTGCAGCCAGCCCTCCAGCGCCTTCTCCGCGACCACGGGATGGTAGAGCCGGCCATCAGAGCACTTGACCCATCCATGTAGCGCACCATCCTTCACCGCTCGCCAGGACTTCAGGTCGCGCCCGTATTCAGCCAGGCGGGCCAGGGCAACATCATCATCAGGCAAACTGCCCGCCGGCACCTGGTGGTAAGACTTGAGCCACAAGGTAAGCCCTGCCCTCCACTCTCCATCCGAGGCCCGCGCGTGAAACTCCGAACCGAAGAGGCGGGCAATGTCGAGCGGCATGAACTGGAAATCCCGCAGGTCACAGTCGGCCGGAGTCATCGGATCAGGAAACGACATCGCTGCTCCCTTCAAGCTCACGAGCAAGGCGCAGGAGCTCCGCTCCTACGAGCATTGCCTGGCCGGCGGACAATTCGACGTATTGCTGCTCGCCATGACTGTCCTCTTGAACAATGAAGACCCCATCTCCCTCGAGGCCCACTTCAGTTTTCAGCGTTGCTCTGAGCTTCATATGTCCAGTTCCTCGGTAACGCGCTTCACGAAGTCGTGGTATCCCTCGGCCATGAGGAACCCTTGGTCTTCAAGCGCACCGCGGCATGCCTTGGCGTGGCCGTAGAGCACCCAACGCTCACGCTCGGGCAGGTCGCGGAATTGACGGTAGGACGGCCAGGGCCCGGCGATCACCGGGCGGCCGTTGGGGCCAGTGGTGATCCGGCCCGGTTTCGGTTGTGTGGTCATTCGCCGATCTCCTGCGAAGGGGTGCCGCGCATCTGGAAGCGCTCCCGGCCGGCGCCGAAATCCGGGTGCGTGGCTCGGTGTTGGGTCACGAAGGTGCAGCCGCGCGCGAAGCGCTCGAACACCCTGCTGATCTCGGCCTTTGCCCAGACCGCGTAGGGGCGCGCGTTCAGTTCCTCGTGCTTGCTGCGCACCATGGCGAAGGGGCGCGGGCTGTGCGGCATGTCGCGCACCACCGCGTCGATCACCCTGGGCGGAAGGCCGTACTGCTTCCCTATCCGCTGCCGGATAGCGGTGATGCTCTCCATGCCGTTGGGGATCGAGTCGAGCAGCGGGTGCGATCGGTCCATGTCGCCGACGGTTTCGGTCAGCGCTGCCACCTGCTGCTCGGTCAGCCGCTGCCGCCGCTCCAGATCGACGGTGAGTTGCACGCTGGCCAGTAGTTGCTCGGCGGCGGTCAGTGGCCGGGAAGCCTGCTGTTCCAGTTCCTGCCAGCGATCCACCAGCCGCGCGGTGAACTCCGGGCAGAGCTGGGCGACGACGATGATGCTGTCGCGCTTGCCCTGGTCGCCGGTGAAGACGTACTCCTGAGTGGGGCGGCCAGCGGTGGGCTTTTCCTGCATTGCAGGTAAAGCAATCACCCCGCGCTCGGCCAGTCGCTCAATGGTCACGCGTACATTGTCGTGACGCGACCCAACAAGATCCGCGATCTCGCGGCTGGTCATGGTGGCGGCCTGGCCGCCGAAGGGGGCCAGATCAGTCATGCCGGCACCTCCATCTCGGTCAGCAGTTGGATCAAGTCTTCGCCAGCCAACCTGGCGATGGTGATAATCGACAGATGGATCGCATCCACCTGCTCGGCGGTCAGGCGCGGGCCCGGCTCGCAACCTTCGAAAGCCAAGTCTTCGCGAACTGCGGTAGCCAAGTCCTGGATGGCGCCGATATAGCTGTAGAGCTGGTCACCGAGTGCTTTCGCTCCAATGCGCCTAGTCATTGGCCACCTCCCCACCCTCCAGGGCAGCACGGACCAGGGCAGTGGCTGTCTCGGCCGCATGAAGAAGTAGGACTACGCGACGACTAACACTCGGCTCGTCGAGGATGTCGAGGAGCCCGCCTTGAATCGCGTCGAGCAGGCCGACTGCGCTGTCCAGCGCGAGGTCGGCATCAATGTCATCCATCACGCACAGGACATTCGCTTTCTGATCTCCCTTCGAAAGATCAACCGGCGCAGTCGCCCGGAAGCTGATACCCATCGTGGCCCTCATTGCTGAGCCTCCTTCTGCCGATCGATTCGAGCAGAACAGACCTGTTCGAACTCCGCCAACTGGTAGATGGCACCGCCAACCTCCTCCAAGAACCATCCGAGACGCTCGGCGGTCTCCTGATCGAGCTCGCCTTCTGCACTGGTAAGCGCCAGCAGTTTCCCGACTGCGGCGACACCAAGCGCCATGTTCTGAGCCGCATGGCGAGCCGTACCACGATCCAACTTGATGGAGCGGATCTGCTTATCGGTCAGAACTTCATCGGGGACCGGGGAGCACTGATTGCTGAGCAGTGTCGCGAGGTTCATTGCTGGCCCTCCTTGCGCAGGGCGTCGAGCGCGGCATCGACCAGGTCGCCAGCCAGGCGAGAGCAGAGCTTGAGGGCGTCCATATCTACGCGCTCTTCGTCGGAGGTGGTCAGTGCTCCGAGAATGCTAGAAACACTTAGCGTCAGCGCGATGGCCTCGCTCGCCGCCTCTTCGACCGTCGTGGTCGGGTTAATCACTGCGAATCTCCGCGGCGGAAGCTGAGATATCGGAGCCTTCAGTGCAGACGACTGGGGCTTGTTCCAGACCGCGCTCATGCTGCACCGCCTGCGTGTCGCGACACGCTTTCAGGATTTCCGGATTGGGTCGCGACACCGGCCCGGCAAGCTCTGAGCAATGCGCCAGACATGGCCCCCAGCAGGGCGAGAGTATTGAGTTCCTGAGAGAGTAGCGGCTCGCCGGCATCGTCCATCGCCCGGGTCATTCTCAAAAGAATCAGGTGAACCGCCTCGCTGATGTCCTCGGCGGCGGCCAGAGCCGCGTCAACCGGCCGGTCGGCAACAATGGAGAACAAGAACTCATCCCCGTTGAGAGGATCGAAGCAAACCTGGTGGTCGGTGGTAACGGCGCAGGGGACTTGCGCGCGTTGAGTTTTCTGTTGCATAGTTAGTCCGTCCTTCGAAAGACAAATTGATATCCAGGCAGTCGCGTCAACGACTACCGACTAAAGGCCTCGCGAAAGCGGGGCTTTTTGCTTTCCGGCGTTTGAATCAGCCGGGCCGCAAAGTGGCGCCAGGACACTCCGTGCTATCGTTTTGTTTCCACACAGAACGGCCACGGAGGCCCGGCATGAACTGGTTGAGAGATGCCTTCAGGCGCTGGAAGGAAAGGCACTGGGACAAGGAATACTTCCCAGAAGACCGGGGCGGAATAACGCCGCTGAGGGCTTTCTGGGAGAAAAGGCGCGCATCAATCATGACGTTTGCGCTCTGGCTGATTGCCCTGATCGCTGGGGCGCTGATCCTGAGCATCGTTGGCCTTGGCTGACTCGATCTCGTGCAGCCGCTTTATGGCGCGATTCAGGAAATCCAGACGGTCCTGGTAGCTGTCCATGCCTCGGGGAAAGTGCACGTAAGGCGCATCTGCATCTGGGTAGAAGCGGTCATCCAGTGCCTTGTTGCGCCCAGCGCTGTAGCCAAACTCATGGCAAAGGAGCGCGATCCCGCCGGCGGCCCCCACTGTCGCGATGATCGGCGTCAGCTCGATGTGGTAGCCGCCGATGGCATGGAGGATCACCCCAGCGGCACAGATAACGGCCACCGCAATCAGTCCAGCCAGAATCACGAAGACGTTTCGGATCATTGCTCCGCCCCCATACTGGATGCCTGCACAGCAGCATCAGCGCACTGCCCGAGGCGGGATTCGGACGGCAGAATGGGCTCAAGGTCGGCGGAGCTTGTGGGCACGTCGTACAGATCAGGCCTCAACTGATGCCGCGCAATTCGAGCTTCGAACACACGCTCCAGATCACGAGCAAGAACCGCCCCTGGCGTGCGCCCACACGCCAGAACCTGTCGCAGGTACGCAACAGAGGTATCAAGCTTGCGCGCAGCCTCGCTGCGCTCCCTGGTGCTCAGACTTTTCCAAAACTCCCGCAAGGCTTCCGCATTGGGGTTTTGGGATGTAATGACGGCCATAAATGTACCTCCTGGGTACAAGGATGGCGAAAAGTCTATGTACCGTCAAGGTTCTGTACATTTCTGGTACAGATGATGGAATGGATGAATGATTGACATCAGTACTATCCGCCGTACAAATGCCCTTTCACTTGCAGAGAAGGAGGGGGGGACAGGTGCGTTCGCCAGCCGCATTGACCGTGAACCAACTCAGGTCAGCAGGCTGATTGGCTCGAACCCAACGAAGAACATCGGCAACAAGCTCGCCAGGCACATCGAAGAATGCTTTGACTTACCGCGCGGCTGGCTTGATGTATTACATGGCAAGCATATTTTTGAAGCGCCTCACTTTCAGGCAAAAGCCGTGTCCCCCTTGCCCTCCGCCGACGCCGACGCCGACGCCGAGAGAGATCTTATGCCTTTATCCACGTGGGAAGAAGGTGATCCACTTGATCTCGACGAGGTAGAGATCCCCTACTTCGACGAAATTCAGGTGGCTGCGGGCGGTGGCAGATTTCCAGATCTGGAGCTCGCAAAGCGCAAAATCAGGTTCCCGAGATCCGTGCTGCACGAATCAGGAGTGAATCCGAAATGCGCCGTCTGCGTTAACGTCACCGGCAACAGCATGGAACCGCTCATTGCCGACGGAGCCGTCATCGGGATCGATATGTCAGTCAACGCGATCACCGACGGCGAGATCTACGCCCTGAAGCATGACGACCTGCTGCGGGTGAAATTCGTCTATCGCCTGCCTGGCGGCGGCATCCGGTTGCGCAGCTACAACCGGGACGAGTACCCCGATGAGGAGTACACCAGGGACCAGATGCGTGCCGGTGACATCAGCGTGATCGGGTGGGTGTTCTGGTGGTCGGTGATGCGCCGGCGGCGACACTGACTGCTCTCAGCCGAACCATTTTTCTGCCTAGCTGTCTGTATATACAGAGGGATTGATCTACCTCCCAGAGCGGCCTATCATCTGTATATACAAAGTCAAATGGTAACCGCGCTTGGAAAATCTGATCATTTCGGACGCCATCGAGAGGAAGCTTCAGGAAAAGCATGGTGGCGTGAGCCGCAGAGAAATCGAGCAATGCTTCGAGAACTGCGAGGGTGAACACCTGATCGACCTGCGAGAGGATCACAAGACAGACCCTGTAACGAAATGGTTCGTAGCCGAAACAAACGCTGGCAGGGCCCTAAAGATCTGTTTCGTCTTCGAGAATGGTAAGGTTTTCCTGAAAACAGCGTACGAACCCAGTGCTGAAGAAACACGTATCTACAGAAAATTTGCAATCAAATGACAAAGAGTGAGGAAGCTATGAGCAACGTTGAACTGTGGGAAAGCGGCGAGCTCGGGACGACCGAAGCGCACGCCCAAGTCTCCACTGGCTCAAAGCAAGAGGTGGATGACGCGCTCGGCCTCCAACTGATTTCCATTCGCCTACAAAAGCAATTAGTAAACGATCTCAAGAAAATTGCCGAGTATCACGGAGTCGGCTATCAGCCGATGATCCGCGACCTACTCAATCGGTTTGCTCGATCCGAGATCAAGCAAATCATTTGTCAGCGACTGAATGAAATCGAGTCGTCCGAGAAAACTGTTAGCGAATCCAGCACCGCTCCGGTGAAGGAGTTCCTCGAAAAAATGAGGGCGTAACAGAAAGAGATTGTCCAATGGCCCCGCATCTGCGGGGCTTTTCATTTCCGCCCTACCCCTCCAGCGCCTGCCTATCCCACCTCAGCGTTACGGTGCCGTCGTCGTTGAACACCAGGCCGACACCGTCCATCTCAGCCTGCACCTACTCGTAGCCCTTCCTCTTTCTTTCTGTGCCCCTACACCAGCTTCACGCCCCGCCTCAAAGACTCCGCTCTTGCCATTCTGATTCACAGGTACATTTTGCAATTGACAATGTACCTTTAAGGTACTAGATTGATTTGCAGTATGTACCTTCTTGGTTCCAGAGCACGGAGCAGCACATGACCACCACCGCCACCATCACAGCACACGGTTTCACCGGCTTCCTCGGCAAAGGCCTGTCCCTGCGTGAGCTTCAGTGCGTCCTGGGCATCGCTGCGGGTCGTACCTCGAAGGAGCTGGCCCGCGACCTGGGCATGCAGCCGGGCACGGTGGGTAAGCGCGTTCTGGCAGCGACCACCAAACTCGGAGTCACCCGCCGTGCCGCCCTGGTGGCTGAAGCCATGCGCCGCGGGCTTATCTCGCCCGCCGTGATCGCCCTCGCCTTCCTCGTCGCCGGTCAGCCACTGCTCAACGATGACCACATGATGCGCAGCCGCCGTGGCGGCGAAAGGAAGATCGAAACTCGTCTGACTGCTCGCCGCGATGGCGTGGCCTGGGTGGCGTGATCATGGCCTGGGACAGAAACGATCCTCTCAACATCCTGGCGCTGCAGCTCGACGGTGAACTGCGCGCAGCGGCCGACTTCTGCCATGGCTACAACGGGCCGGCACAGCGCGCTTTCGCCCGGCACATCCAGGGCCTGGGCAAGACGCTCGACGAGCTTACCGTGGCAGACCTGAAGGCAGCGGCCGGATTTGCGGACGCAGAACTGAACGACCTGCAGCAGAGAGGGCTGATCTGACGCGGCAGACCGAACGCGCCGAAGCAGCCAAGCAGTAACCAACCGATTTTCGCGAAAGCCAACAACCGCGGCAGGCCATCGGCTTGCCTGGAGGAAAGCATGGACAACAAACCTCTCATCAAGCCCGGGAAGCTCTTCCTGATCTGTATCGCCCTGCTGGCCTATGCCGGGTTGTCCGTCGCCCTGGTGGGCGGCATTGGGCCGGCCCTGGTCAGCAGTCGCGACGATGTTCTGGTCTTCGCGGGATTCGCCATCCCCGGCGTCTGGTTGATCGCCTCGGTCTGCCTCGGCATCCACCTCGCCAACACCCGCCGTGAAGAAGCGGCCACCACCAGCAAGGAGAAAGACCAATGAAGCGGATTCCCGCTGCTGCAATGCTGTGCCTGCTCGCCGTCCTGGCGGGCTGTTCGAAGGTGCCTGCCGGCAACGTCGGCGTGATCGTCAACCTCTACGGCTCCGAGAAGGGCGTGGAGACGCGCGAGGTCGGCACTGGGCGCTACTGGGTAGGCGTGAACGAGGAACTCTACCTGTTCCCCACCTTCACGCAGACCGAGACCTGGGGTGGCGAGGAAGCGATCAGCTTCCAGACCGTTGAGGGCATGAAGGTTGGCGGCGCCGTCGGCATCACCTACTCGGTATCTCCCGACAAGGTGACGACGCTGTTCCAGAAGTACCGGGCGGGTATCGACGAAATCACGAACAAGTTCTTGCGGAACATGGTGCGCGATGCCTTCAACGATGTTGCCTCGAAGCTTCCAGTCGAGAGCGTCTATGGTGCCGGCAAGGCGGACCTGCTGCTGGCCGTCGAGAAGCGCGTGCGCGACCAGGTGGCGCCCATCGGCATCAATATCGAGCGCATCTACTACGCATCCGACCTGGTCCTCCCGCCGCAGGTTACGCAGAGCCTGAACGCGAAGATCCAGGCCACCCAGATGGCCGAGCAGCGCCGTAACGAGGTCGCCCAAGCCAAGGCAGAAGCCGACAAGGAACGCGCTCGGGCCCAAGGGGAGGCGGACGCGAAGCTGACCCTGGCCACCGCCGATGCGAAGGCGATCGAGATCCGCGCCCAAGCGCTGCGCTCGAACCCCGACGTCGTGACCCTCAACGCGGTCGAGAAGTGGGACGGCAAGCTGCCCACCTACATGGCCAGCGGCTCCCCGCTTCCCTTCATCGGCATCAGCAAGTAGCCCCTCGCCCAGGCGCCAGCGATGGCGCCACTGGAGATCCCATGAAACGAGCAACCGTTGTAACCGAACTGCCGGCCAGCACCAGCCGGGACATGGACAAGTTCGTTGTCCGACTGCCGGACGGACTGAGGGCCGAGGTGGAAGCTGAAGCCAAGCGAGACTCGCGCAGCATGAACTCCCTGATCGTCGTTGCCCTGCGCGAGTACCTGCATGGTCAGCAACAGAAGCGGGCTCTGCTCAATGCGTTGACCAAGGCAGCAGGGAGCAACTGATCATGAACTCCATCACTATCGTTCTCCGCTCGGGCATGGGCATGCAGATCGACTCGGTACGCCCATACCTGCGGAATGGAATGCCCATAGCAATCGGGCGCGCAGGTGCGGTTATCTCGCACTTTGCTGACGGGGACGCACACCTGGCGCTCCGCACCATCGCCGAGTTCCCCTGTCCCGAGCAGGACAACATGCCGGCGGCGAACATGCGACAGATCGCACTGGCGGCATTGAGTGGCGCTGGAGCGAGTTCGGAGCCGGGCAATCCTGGCGGCGAACCTGTTTCCGGACCGGGTAATGCCGGCGAGCAAACCCACCCCGCGCCGGGATTAGCCCGCGAGCACGCCGAACTACGCCGAATTGCTGTCGCGCTCAAGAACCCGCTGCTCAGCGGAGAGGAGGCCTCGAATCTGATGGTGCGTTACGAGGCCTTGACCATGCCTGACCACATCATCGCGCTGATCGACGGACAGGCTCAGGCTACCGTTCCGAAGGGCTGGAAGCTGGTACCGCATGAGCCGACCCCGGAAATGCTGGACGCGCGCCGCGACAGCGAGGACGGAATGGACGGCTATCTCGTTGAGGATACCGAGTACTACTTCCCGGGTCGGGATGCAGTTCGCGCCTTCCTGGCACGTGTGTATCGGGGCCTCATTGCCGCTGCGCCAGCGCCTGGAGGTGAGCGATGACCATGCGCAAGGCTCTGACCGCTATCGCACTCGTCGCGCTGTTTGGCCTGGCTGCTGTTGCCGCCGGCGCCGCGCTCCAGCCGTTCAAGAACCTGTTCATCTGGGAGGTATGCCAGTGATGAGAGGCTCCGACATTCCACCACCACCAGGGTATCGCCCTACCCCGCTCGCCACCCTCGGCCAGCAGTTGGTCCGCCTGGGCCAGGCGATGCAGAACCCCAACACCAAGCTCGGCGAGTTGACCGAACTGGTCCAGGCCTGCGGGGTCGACCTGCGGATCTGCGACACGAACAAGGAGAGCCGGTCATGAGGGGCGCAACGTTGCACAGGCTGATCGATATCTACGCCGACAGTCGCCGTAACCTGCGCGACCGTTTGGCGGCCCTCCGGATGTTCGTCCGTGCGGTGTGCGCCGATCGCGACACCAGCTTCGCCGAGTATCGCCAGATGCGTCGGCGGCTCCTCAAGGGCATGCCGTTCACCGAGCGGGCGCTTGAGCGCGAGCGAGCGGCATATCTGGATCGCACCAGAGCTGCGAGACAAGCCATGGAGGAGTGCGGTGCTTGGCTTATCGGAAACTCAGCAATGATCGAGCAGGCCCTGTCGTTCGACGACCTGTGCGATCTCTTGGGGGTGAATCATGCCCACCGTGCCGAGGCTGCCGAGGTCTGCGCGGGCGACGCCGGAATCGTTGGCGGCCTGCTCTGGATTGGCGGGGAGTTCGAGGACAGCGCAGACCACAAGAGCGGCCGCTCCAACCGAGGGAACACGGGGCCACTTACCGCTGCGGTCCAGAACCTGTTTCAGAAGTTCTTGCTTGAAAACCCGTCGGCCATCCCTGACCCGTTCGCCCTGGGTGGCCCTTTCTACGGCGCCCTGCGGCAGGAGATGGCGCCAGATGGAACGGTGCAGATTCGGCGACCGGCACTCACCGTCCACAGCCTGGACGGATCGACCCGTACGGTTGAGCGAAAGCCGGAGGCGTATTCGGTAGTGGCGAAAGATGGTGGGGGTCGCCATGGCTAGAACTCTGCTTCGCGTGATGAGGGGAGAGTTTGCGTTCTACCTGACCGAAGGGTCGAAGGGAGGCAAGAAAGGTGGGGCGCGCTGGGCCTTATACCGAACCAGCGGGTACGGGAAGATCAAGGACGGATTCGTCTTCGTCAACAGCGGTGACCGCGCCAGGCTGCTGGCAATGACGAACGACGGTGAACGGATGGATGCCTGCCAGGCACTGTTCGACAGTAAGAAACGCCGGGCCTACGTTCGGCGCTGCGAGATTCGCGGCCCATCCGGCCGCTGGGAGGGGCTTGCATTCAAGCCTAGGCCTCAGGAATGCGCTACCTGACTGTTAAAAAATTCGCCAGCGAGTCTGGCTACACCGAAGACGCCGTGCGCTCGAAGATCCGCGACGGAATCTGGCGCCTCGGCGAGATATGGAAAAAAGCACCGGATGGCCGGACGCTTATTGATGTAGAGGGGTATGAAGCATGGGTAGAGATGGGCGGGGAGTCAGGGCAGTCTCTGATTCGAGTATCGAAATCACGTTCATGTATCGCGGCGTCAGGTGCCGGGAGCGCATCTCGCTCAAGCCCACCGCCACTAACCTGAAGCGAGCAGAGCAGCACAAGGCGGCTATCGAACATGCGATCGCCGCCGGTACCTTCGACTACTCGGTGACATTTCCTGGATCTCCGCGCGCCGCCAAGTTTGCGCCTGAGGCGTCACGCGAGACGGTTGCGGGATTCCTTGGCCGATGGCTTGAGTCGAAGCGCAAGCACGTCTCCAGCAGCACCTTCGAGGGCTACAGGAAGATTGTAGAGCTTCGTCTGGTGCCGGCCCTTGGGCCCGTCATGGTGGTCGACCTGAAGCGGAAGGCCGTCAAGGATTGGCTGGACACCCTGAAGGTGAGCAACAAGACGCTCAGCAATATCCAGAGCTGCCTACGCTCGGCCCTCAGTGATGCGATGGAAGAGGAACTGATCGACAGCAACCCCCTCGCCGGCTGGACATACGCAAGGAAGGGAGAGGTCAAGGACGACGACGTGGACCCATTCTCGCCGGAAGAGCAGCAGGCGATTCTGAGTGCCCTCGATGGTCAAGGGCGGAACCTAGTACAGTTCGCATTCTGGACGGGGATGCGTACCAGCGAACTCGTCGGCCTCGAGTGGGGCGATATTGACTGGCTCCGCGGCGAGGTGCGCGTCACCCGCGCCATGACCCAGGCAGCCAAGGGAAAAGCGGAGGTGACGAAGACCACTTCCGGCCGGCGCAGCATCAAGCTGCTCGGCCCTGCGCTGGAAGCCTTGAAGGCGCAAAAGGAATTCACCTACCTGGCCAATCAGGAAGTCTTCCAGAACCCGAGGACGGGCGAGCGATGGGCCGGCGACGGACCGATCCGGAAAACACTCTGGGTTTACGCGCTGAAGAAGGCCGGCGTGCGCTACCGTCGTCCGTACCAGACCCGGCACACCTACGCATCCATGATGCTGTCTGCCGGGGAGCATCCGATGTGGGTAGCCACACAGATGGGGCACAGCGACTGGACCATGATTGCCAGGGTATATGGCAGATGGATGCCTGCCGCAGATGCGTCGGCAGGGGGAAAAGCTGAGCAGATGTGGCAAGGCGACGAGCCTCAATTGACATCCTTGAAGGCTAGCGGATAATCATCGACCGTTTTGATGTCACATGCTATACACACGTTATCCACAGGAAATGACCAAGGAGGTCTTATGCCAAGCTCTATCGATGTGGCGAAGTTTTTCCTCGCCCAATCCAACGAAGAGGCCGGCGACCTTGTGTCCAACCTGAAGCTGCAGAAGCTCGTGTACTACGCTCAGGGCTTCCATCTCGCCGTCTACGATGAGCCTTTGTTCACTGACTCCATCGAAGCATGGACGCACGGTCCTGTCGTGCCGAACGTCTATCACCACTACAAGCAGTTCGGCTCGGGCAGCATCCCAGCGCCCATAGACTTCAATCTGGAAGCGTTCAGCCCCGAGCAAGTAGAACTGCTCAATGAAGTGCAGCAGATCTACGGGCAGTATTCGGCTTGGCGACTGCGCGAGATGACCCACGAAGAAGCCCCCTGGCGGAACAATTATCAGGCAGGGGCGATGAGCCGTGAAATTCCTGCGGACGACATGCGCCAGTTCTTTAAAACCCTTGTGAAGTAAGGGCGTGGCATGGCACGTCTCAGGGATAGAGGCTCTAAAAGCAGTCTATTACTCAAGGAAAGGCCAGCACCTACTGAGAACCCGGAGCTGAAGCCGCCTTTGTTTTCCTTCGAGTTCATGCAGGCGGATTACTGCGTGTCGGAGTGCACGTCTGATGAGAGAAGCCAGGTACTATCCAAGCTTCGCACTCTCAGCCAAATGTCTTGGCAACAGATCAAGCAAGCCCCTCGCCATGGTCTTGGGTTCGAGATTATCGGGCGTCCATCCTTCAAGGCCGCAATTCCAGCCTTCGTTACAGACGACACCAACCTGATCTCATTCCGTGCAATTGGCAAAGCCCCAATGGTCGGGTATCGCGACGGTCGGGTATTTCACATCCTTTGGATCGATAGAGATTTCACCGTATACGATCACGGGTCTTAGCTGTAATGACAGCCTTATGACAGCTTCCAGCCTGGAAGCCGCGTCAAATGGGGGCTAGATGCGGGTTCAAATCCCCCCGGCTCCACCAAATACACATCTAAAGACGTCCTCGGACGTCTTTTTTTGTGTCTGAAACCCAGTAAATACGGGGCTTTCAGCATCATCACGATCCGATAGCGTCCAGCAGGATCTATGAGATTCGGTATTCCAAGTGGTATTCCAAGCCATCCACTGGTAATTTTTGGAATACCGAAACCGTTCCTGGAATACCCCATGTGCGCCCAAGCTACCCGCCTCTCGGACCTCAAGGTCAAAACCGCCAAGCCTCAGGAGAAGGACTATGTCCTGAGCGATGGTGACGGTCTTCAAATGCGAGTGAGAAACAATGGCTCCAAGCTCTGGAACTTCAACTACCGGCACCCGGTGACGAAGAACCGGATCAACATGGGCCTCGGGACCTTCCCCGAAGTTTCATTGGCGCAAGCCCGCAAGCGCACCGTCGAGGCACGTGAGCTCCTCGCCCACGGTATCGACCCCAAAGAGAAACGGGATGCCGTACAGCAGGCCAAGAAGGCGGCGACCGAACATACTTTCCAGAATGTGGCGACAGCTTGGTATGAGCTGAAAAAGGATGCGGTGACCCGGGCCTACGCCGAGGACATCTGGCGCTCCCTCATTCTGCACATATTCCCGGACTTGGGCACAACGCCGATTTCCGCCATTAATGCCCCTCAAGTCATCAACCTACTCCGGCCGCTTGAAACCAAGGGCAGTCTTGAGACAGTGAAGCGACTGACACAGCGTCTCAACGAGATCATGACCTACGGGGTTAATTCGGGACTGATTCACGCGAACCCGCTCAGTGGGATCCGCTCCGTCTTCAAGAAACCAAAGAAAAAGAACATGGCAGCGCTTCCCCCTGATGAGCTGAAGGAGCTCATGGTGGCGATCGCCAATGCCAGTATCAAAAGAACGACCCGCTGCCTCATCGAATGGCAGCTCCACACCATGACCCGGCCAGCCGAGGCTGCGACCGCCCGCTGGGTGGACATCGACATTGAGAAGAAGATCTGGACGATCCCTGCGGAACGCATGAAGAAACGCCGTATGCACATTGTCCCGCTAACGGAGCAGGCTCTGGCGCTTCTGGAAGCGATCAAGCCCTACAGTGGACATCGGGAGTATGTGTTCCCCGCAGACAGGAACCCCCGCACCCACTGCAACAGCCAGACTGCCAACATGGCGCTGAAGCGCATGGGCTTCGAAGGACGCCTGGTTAGCCACGGCATGCGCTCAATGGCGAGTACCATCCTCAACGAGCATGGCTGGGATCCTGAAATGATCGAGGTAGCGCTTGCTCACGTCGACAAGGACGAGGTTCGTAGCGCCTACAATCGGGCAGACTACATCGAGCGAAGGCGTCCGATGATGGCTTGGTGGAGCGAGCACATTCAGGAGGCAGCTACTGGCAACCTGTCGGTGTCAGCTATCAAAGAGAATCGGGATAGAAAGGTCGTTTCGATACGCTGA